CCTTGAACTTGCGCGTAATACTCAGCAGGCATTTCGCCATCTTTGTGATAGTCGATCAGATACTTGACGTGAGTAGTGTGCATTGGACACTTAATCTCTAAACCAGAATCAAATATCAACCGGTCAGGGCTGCAACCAACGGTCTGCGAATCGTTGGTTACAAACCCTACTTCTCGGCAGATTAAATCTGTTTGGAAGCTAAATACATCCGCAGCTTCCGGCTCTAATTCGCGTCCACGCTTCATATGAAAAGTATCGAAGCTATCAAATCTTTTTTTAGCCATCTTCTCAGCTAATAGCTCATGCATGTACTTCTCGCTAGACGCACTAGGCTTACCCGTAGGAGTCAAAAGGTCTTTGAACCGACTCGCAGATGGCACTCCAAGACGTAGCTGAAACCACGCCTCAGAACCTTGTTCAACGTTGTGGATCTTCATTGAGCCGCCTGCTTTGCTTTCTTTTGCTGAAGTTGTTTTTTGGCCTTTTCATACTGCGATTCAGTAAGACGTTTCAAATTCTCTACACCGTAGACTTTTAGAAACGCTTCTTTGCTAGACTTGGTAGCATCTAACATAGCATCAAGGTGTGCGACCTTTTCGTCACTGATGTCTTCAATACCAATGGTCAGATCTTGGGCATCCGTGTCTTCGTCCGCACAGACAGCCCACATGCTTTGTGCTTGGTACCTCTTTAAATAGGTTGCCATCGAACCCAAGTCTTGGATCGGATTCTTAGATGTTTTAGGAACTTCTACGCTTGCTACTTGTTTTATCCATTGCCCAGAACTGTGGGATATCTGACTACTCACAGCAACATTGCCGTTGTAAGCCTCTACTGCTTGAATGAACGATAACCCATTAGCGGATGCTACAGGACGAATACAACCAAGAACTGATGTGAGATCAGCGTATTCATTCTTGAAGAAAGTGTTCTTCGTGTTTTTGCTTGGATTGCGAATCTCAGACTGTGCCTTAGCAAGCGCAGACGTTAATTCATTGATGCTTTCTGATTGCTCCATTGTCTTCTCCTTTACTGAAACGATTAAAGAATAAACGATTCATGCGAAGAAGTAAACAAAACTAAACATGTTAATTAGGGGTATCTATGGTATGATGGGGATTCTTCTCCCCTGTGCCTCGGCACAAACACCTCGGCCCACTTCGGTGGGCCTTTTTAATACGTCCAGATAACCGGCGTAGTTTGACGAATGTCTACATGGACAAAAGATTTGGCGATGCCAATACCAGAGAATCCGAGACGTAGAGCGTTAGAAACAATAATAAAGCGGTGAGCACCGTTGCTGATAGCAATATCAGCAGCGCAGCCTGTTGTATGCTGCCCTGGGGTTTGCTTTTTAGCTTCAATGCTATGCTTAACAGACCGATAACCGCTCGTAATGACAAAAGGAAAACCACATTCATGACGTAATGCGTCCAGGGACGTGACGAATTCTTCTTTGATTCCATTTTCCCCAGTCTCCTGGCAAGCAAATTCTTCTAACGTGAAATATTTAAACATTACTTATCCCTATGTACGGCGTTCTTTTTCTCATAGGTTCTCATTGCGCCCAATCCTAGCATACCCATAAGCACAGGCATCATAGTCTCCAGAGGTACCAGAGGTATAACTATGTCTATACTGAATAAAGCCAGCACAAAGTTGCTGAATGGGATGGTAATAAAGTTACCAAACATCCCAAGGCCGCATGTCCAGCCAATAAAAGGTCGCCAGCCACTAACAAATAACGACTTATGAGCCGCTTCTACCTTGTTGACCTCTAACTGCGCCTTCGCAAGCTCTTGAGCGTGATTCTCGGCCATTGTAGCGACTTCATGCGCCAGCCTAGCCTTCTGGTCTTTGTCCTCTATAAACTTGTCTAGGAGACCTGTGACCGGCCCTATGAGCTTGTCTATCACTGCTTGGCTTTACCTACATTCAGGGCGAGCATCTCTAACACTTTGTAGATCTTAGCAATGATCTTGTCGTCTTTTGGTGTAGGGGTTACTGCACAAATTGCACTACAAAGGGCGACTAGGGTTGTCGCTATTTCCAGATACTCCAGCATATTGATCTCCTATTTCGCAAGCCGTTACGATCTTGCCGTAGTTTAGTTTTTCTGCTGCAATCTCACATTCTTGCAAGGTGTCAAATTCTATGCGGTCGGGGCTTATCCAAGACCCGATCATGATGATTAAAATAAATTTCATGCTTACTTAAATCTGTTGTTAAACAGGTCAAACAAGGTGCGGATCTTTTCTTTGATCTGCTCGATATCGCTGTGCATTTTCGCTAATACGATTACTAGCGTGACGAAGCCGAACGCTATCGGCCAGATAGTTCCAATTGCGTCAAGTGCTTCCATTTCATCCTATTCTACCAGCTCACCCGCTGGTTGCAGTTCTTCTTTGATAGTGTTGACATAAGCCTGAAAGACTGTTTGTAGTTCGTTAGCTTGCATGTTTAGATTGCTAATCTGCGCTTGAATTTCTTGCATTCTTGCAACTTTGACTTTTACCGATTCCGATAAATCGTCAATTTCGTACTCTGTCTCGTCAATCCTTAGTGTCGCCATTTTCCTCTCCCTTTTTTAATATCCCTTGTACCGTTGTTGATTCGTAAATTCGTAACGCCAACCACAAAATAGTCATCCCAGCCGCAATATCTGGAAGCCAGCCAGCCAAAGACGCTATGCCGCCTGAAACGGCGACACCATCCATTACTGTCTTAGCTGCTTCTTCGTTCACCACGGGACACCTGATGCTTGTGTTGGGTTTTTCTGGGCCTCTATATTAGCAGAAAGTGATGCTTCAATCGCGTCCTTATCTACACCGCCAGCCCATGTCCAATTTAATGCGTCTTGTTCAGTCACATCAGCATACGGAATGTAATCGGGCGACGAAGGGTCAGGGGTAAAGCCAACGGTTCCATACGAGCTTGCGCTGTAGGTTGTGCCTTCGTTTTCTTGTGATGCAGTACACCGCCAATGACTTACGATGATAGCACCGTCCATATCTGCGGGTTGGAGGTCTCGCTCTAAGGTCGAGATAGTCCAGTTAAATGTTGCCATGTTGTTTCTCCTGTTAAGATTCTAGTGCCGCGACTTTCGCTTCTAGTGTTTCAATTCTATCCATTGCTTCTTGTAAGGCTTTAAGCGCTTTCATATATAAAACGCTGTACTTGACTGACTTCATTCCGTCTTTGTCTTCGCTTACAAGACCAGACATTCCTGAAGATTCTAATTCCTGAGCTACCACGCCAATATGTGTTTCACCTGTTGAGTCAAGCGTATAGCTCCTTACTTGAACCGCCATAATGTCATCAATCTGTGATGAGGCATCTACAATATTTGACTTTAAGCGTTCATCAGAAAGAGAGCCGTAGCTGTTGTTTGTGTTTGTGACATCTCCTGTGCCAGCAACGCGAAAAACCTCAACGCTAGAAGAATTGTAGGCAGTAATTAAATAGTTAGAATCGTTTGCATTTTGTATGCCTAAACCGTTTGTGGTGGAACTTGCAGAAATACTAGTTTTTGTAGTATTTATTTGGCTAGTAGTCCCAACCAACAAATTGCCGCTGGAGTCGATGCGGGCGCGTTCTGTGTTTACCGTGTCAAAACAGATTGCACCGTCATTACCGACCGAGGCAACGTCACGAATGAAGCGAATATTGGTTGCAGGGTTTGTGGGGGCAAGCGTGTTAAACGACTTAATCTGACCGTATGTTCCGGTAGAACCAAGGCTGGTGTTGAACGCAATAGCAGAGTTCCCACCAAACGCCAGATTTGCATTTGGAGAGGTAATTCCAATCCCGACGTTGCCTGCTGGCGAAATTTGCATAGCCTCGCTTAAAGTGGCGTAGTTGTACCAACGGAAGCTGTTGTCGGTATTCATACCTATCTGCCACTTGTAAGTGGTGTTCTGCAAGAAGAACACAAAAGCGCCTTCAGCGCCTGTGTCACTTGATCCAGCTTGTAGAGTTAAACTTGCGTTGTCGGTGGGTGCTTTAATTAAAAAGTCAGCGGAATTAGCGCCTGTTTGTGTGATGTTGCCACTGGCATCAATGCGCATGCGTTCTGCGCTGTTAGCTAAATCATAGAAGCGAAAGTAGTCACCATCATGCCTGTGACCAATGAGCCACTTTCCTGTGTCGTTTTCTGAAAAAACAATTTGTGGTGAATTATCTGTGGGCGTATTAAGGGTAAGAATACCGTTGCCATTTGGACTACTTGTCCCAATCCCGACATTGCCGCTTGCATCAACCTTCAATGAGTTATTTATATTTAAAGGACGAAATGCGGAAGCACCTCTATCGTATGCTTGGATGAAGCCTTCCGACCCGCCTGCAGACCATCCTAGCTCAACAGCATCATCGCCAACTACGTCACCAAAACGAGCATCGCCAATGACTTCGAGCTTGAAACCAGAGGTGATTGTACTCGTCCCAATCCCGACGTTGCCTGTTGTGGTCACAGTACCCGTAACGTCGATGCCTGTGGAATTAACCGTCAATTTGGTTGAACCAGCCTTCTGAATGAGCAAGTCACCAATGCCAGCTTGGTTGATAATTGAGTTGCTAGCGTTATGGACAAGGGTTAAATCTTGAGAATTACCCAGACGGATAAATTCATTGTCGCCAAGGTCTACTTGGTCAACGTTGATTTGATCCATCCTGACCTTAACATTTCCACCGCTACGGACAGCAATAAGGTAGTCTGTGCTGACTAAGCTACCACCGTCTGATAATTCACTAATCTTTGACATTATTCGTCTCCTGTTCCGTCATTTTACGGCAAAATGGGCCAATCTTCATCGGTTAAATTAGGCCAGTTTTCATGATTTGTTATGTCTCGTAGCGCCTGTCGATAATCTTTGTAATCTTGTTTTTTACTTGCACTGAGCGAGGAATCCTCAACTTGAGTCCAATCAGTGTCTGATAACTTATTATTTCTGATTCCTCGGTTCTGAGCTGCCCAATCAAACGCTCTTTCTATCAAATAGTAGTCAATCTGACCATCTCCAAGTCTTAAATGCTTGGAATGAGTCTTCTTGTTAAAAGTCCCGACAGAATCAACAACAGGCAGCCAAGAATCATCAACTTTAAGACTCTGTGGGCCTGCTGATAAACAATCGTTTTCTGTATCCCATTTTGCAAACATTATCTAGCCCCGATTGCGATACCTTCTATCGCATCAATATCAACATCATCTGAATCATTTCCACTACTAGCATAAGCCGTAATGACATAGGTTTTTTCGGCTGTAGTTTTAGTGTCTGTTGCAAAGATAAAAACCGAGTCATCTTCAAGTGTTCCGGCTGATGACTTTCTTTTAGTATAGAACAGCGTACTAATCACAGTTCCAGTTACATTTGTATCTCTTACCCTAAAGGTGACTCCGTAATCTGCTCCTGAATCAAAATTCGCTTTATATTCTATCTGACATGCGGCATGAATAACTGGGGTATGACCTAACGTATTAGCAGGGATGACGATGGTTTGAATAACCGTCTCGCCATCATCGGGGCTAAGACTCTGTGTCGTGGACGTATTGAAAGAAACAAAAGTATCAATATCCCCAGTAATATTCGTTGCATTCAAACTGCCAACAGTGATTTTATCTGCCGACAATGTTCCGTCAATTATGATATCACCAGTAAAAAAGTCTGCCTTTTCAACCCAAGCGTTACTTACGTAAACGTACATCGTGGAGACTTCTGGATTAGATGCGGTATTTACTACCACTAAGACATCGTTAGTCCTCGGATTTCTTCCGAACTGAGAATTGAAAGTAGCGTTATTTGGTGCAGAAACATCATCACCAGCAGCAGTAGTTTCAAACCTAAAGAAAGCATTGTTGTTTGTATTACTGATCTTATCATCAGCATCATTTAAGGTAGCACCTGAAGACAGGGTAAATGATGCCGCAGTGACATCACCGCTAACTGTTAAATCTGTTCCATTAAATGCTAGTTTGTCCTGCAAACTAAAGTTGGCAGAATTGTCTAAATAAAACCCTGTATCGGCGTTATTGAAATTACCCGCTCCTTGGTATAGCGATGTGCTAGTTATGGTAACAGGCCCAGCAGTACCCGATGTGATATCATCTCCTGGCTGGATTGATGTATCAGCAAGCCCTAAAGTAGTACCTACACCTACGGTTAGTTGATTTGTGCCTATCGCGTTGCTGGCAATCTGATTAGCGGTGATTGTATTTGCAGCTATCTGGTCTGCGGTAATTGTTCCGTCTACAATTAAACTTGCACTTATTTTTTCTTCAATGCGTATGTCTTGCGCTTCGAAATAACCAGCAGTAGAGTCGTAGTTGAGAATAACTAATGGCGCGAAAGTTACTGCGTTTGAAGGGAACGTATTTGATGTGCCAGCGCCAAATTCCATCACATATCGGGTAAAGGTTGTTGAACCTCCATTCGCAGTTGCCGCACCATAACTCCATTGACTACTGCCGCCAATGTTTGTCCCATCAGCTTCAAATGCTGCTACACCAGCGTAAAGTGTGCCGTCAGCGTCTGAGCTTTTTCTCGCAACCGCAGTCATCCTATAAGTTTTATTGGGGTCTAACGGCAATCTTTCGCTACCGTTGTACCAACTACCAGCGCTTGCGGGTGTGCCGCTACGCAACGTCTTATTGCCAACCAAACCATCAGTTATTGTCTCAAACGTGCCTGTGGTGCCTGCAAAAAGCACCCACGCGGTTGAATCCTCAATATTCGGGTCAGAGTTTAAACTTGAGCCTTTGCCGACTACTGACAGTTTGTTAGTTGTCACAGAGCCAGCCAAAATCTTGTCAGCCGTTACTGCGTTCGCGCTAATCTGCTCCGCGCCAATCGACCCATCTACCAGCAAGTCACCAGATATAAAATTAGTGATTGCTGCCCAAGTTGCTTCTGTTGCAGGGTCTGCAACTCCCGCCGCCGTACATGTCCACCCATAAGTAGTCTCAGGCGTAGTGGTAGTGTCTGTGGTTATCACAAGGTCATTGACTTTAGGTAATCGACCAGCAGCAGTGTTAAATTCTGAATTAGACGGCGCTTCATCATCATCGGTAGTGATTCGCCAAAAACTAGGGATATCATGCTGCGCCTGACTTATAACGCCAGTCACTTCTGACATTATTTGTTGTGCGTTAAGCGTCGTCAGTTGCGTTAAATTATTGCCAGCGCCATCCTGCAAAACTCCCCCGCCTAACGTCAACGTACCTGTGATGTTTGCTTCTTCAACTGTTAGACTGGTGGCTGTTATGTCTCCGTTAATTGTTGCATTCTGAAATTCAACATCACCGCCAGTTAGAATTTGCCAGCCCGAAGTGCCTGCAACGTAATTTGTGCTCTGCAAAGTATTAGCAAACTTATCTACCGTTACTGCGTCATTAGAAAGCCTTGCAGTGGTAATTGCGTTTTCTGCAATCTGGCTTGTATTCACACCACTTGCTTTGATGATAAGACTAGTCACACCGCCTACTGTCTCAGTGTCAAACATCACGTTGTCTATCTGTAGCCTGTCTGCTGAAATCGTGCCAGTAGAAATTAAATCACCCGAAACGACTACATCAGCACCAAAATAAATCTTATCTGCTGTAACCGTAAAAGGCTGAATTGGTGTGTCAGCGGTAGAGTCAGGACTAACGATTGAGAACTGGTCTGCGACTACCGCGAATTCAGAAAACGGCGTTGCCCCAGCAGTCGTAGATAATAATCCAAACCCAGTGATGCGATTATTGTTATCTATCTTGACTGAGTAGTTAGCCTCGACCCCGTTGATAGAAGTGGCTTGCGTCGTGATGCTCGCAGTATTTTGACCCACTGTTGTGGTTAGCGTCGTCAAATCTTGAGCCGTTGAAGTAACCACCCCGTCAATCACGCTAACTTCTGTGCTTAGGCTGGACAATGCTCCTGCGGTAGCGACCACTCCGTTTGTCGGATCGTTTACTGTAGATTCTAATGCAGTAATCTGGATAGCTTGCGTTTGAATGTCGTTTTCATTGACGTAAGTCTGAACTGTTAAAGCGTCTATTGCGCTTGATGAACCCGCCACAAAGTCTGTCAAATCTTGTAGCTGTACTGTCCCAGAAGTTTCTAAATCAATCAGGTCATCGCTTTCATCTTCGACTTCAGTCCTAAAGTGTAGATCTTCTGTATATGTCGCGTTTAATGTGGTAACAGCCGATGAATTGGTTGTGATAGCACCTTCAGCCGTTGTAACCCGTGTCGTCAGTGCTGAAAGACCTGATGCGTTCGCAGCAACACCTGTAGTGCCATCGTTGACCGTTGATTCAAGGGCAGTAATATCAGACGACTGCGTTGTAATAGTGCCTTCAGCGGTTGTTATTCGCGTATCGAGTCCCGATATAGCCGTGGCGTTTGTGGTGATATTTCCTTCAGCAGCAGTAACATCTGTTTGCAAAGTCGTAATGTCTGAAGCATTAGTCGTGATCGCCCCTTCAGCAGTGGTGACTCTAGTCGTCAGATTTGACAATCCTGTTGCATTAGCCGCAACACCCGTTGAAGCATCGTTGACAGTCGTTTCTAGCGCAGTCACGTCCGATGTGATTGACGTTATAGAGTTACCCTGTGAAACCGTCGTTGCATCTAATACCGATATAGCGCTGGCATTACTGCTAACATTTGAGTTGGTCGTTGCTAAAGATGTTTGAAGATTCGTAATCGCGGTTGCGTTCTGGGCAATCTGAGCATCCTTTAAAGATGCCCATGCCGATCCTGTCCAATAATATGGATGATTCTGATCGTCTGAGTCATACCAACGTGAAAACGTAGGGATCGGATCAGGTATACCGCCAACACCCGCGACTGGCTCATTCGCTTGGATGTAGATATCTGAAACGCCGCTGGTTAAATCAACGACAGTATCTTCAAGTGCCGATAGATTCTGCGCGACTGTATTAATTGAACTGTTTAAAGTCTGATTAGAATCGCTAACGTAGATCGCCACATCACCAAGATTCTGGATGTCTACGTCTTGACCTGTTTCTAAATCTAAGACTTCGCCAGACTCGACTTCAACTTGCAGGATTTCTTGAGCCAAGACTGAGTTCTTTACGTCAGCTTGGTTCATCACCGTAGAACCATCGGTATCGTATAGATTGACAGATATTTGCGCCCCTACGGTCGCGTTATCCGCTGGTGCATTGGTAGATCCAGAAACATCAGCCCAATTAACTCGTCCGACTGTAGCGAATACCGTCGTATTCGGGTCTGCATTTGGTTCTAAGTTAGACTGACTAGCTGCGTCAGTTCCTATATTCTTAACCGCCCTGACCCAGTAATAACGCACATCACCAGCGCTAACAGAATCTGCTGAGTTAGACGCATCATGTACAAACTGCGTCCCATCTGTTTCACCTATCTTAACTGCTGAACTAAAATTACCGTTAGGCGATGCGTAGACGTAGATAGTTCCATAGTCAGCTGGTCTAGCAGGGTTTATCCAGTTTAATTCGTTGTTCTTTAACCCAGCAGTAACGCTTAATCCAGATGGGCTAGGAACGCCCCTGAACCCGTCTGTGATGTCCCCAGTTGCGGTAATGGTTGAATAAGCAACGGGAAGTGGGTCAGCGTAGGAAGTCGAAGAATCTTCTCTAAGTGTAAGATTGACACCGCCTTCATCTGAAAACGCCCAGCCCACGCACATGAAGACTTTGTTCGACCAGCTTAATTCATCGACTGATACTTGTACCCGATCCCCTGCGGTGATTCTTAGCGCTGATAAATTTGCAGGAAAAGTTACGACCTTTTGCTGATCGCTTAACTGAATTAATTTGTTGGACAATCTCTGAGCCATGTAGCTTGAGTTTGTCATTGGGAACTGGACTTCCTTTTCTAAGACTTCCCCGTTGTCTCTTGTTACAGCATCGGCTAACTGTACCTTTGGAAACTCGGTTGATTTGTGATTCTGCGCTGGATCAACAAAAAGACCTTTGATCGTGTTGAATCTGTCTGACCGCTCAAATGATGTTTTGATACCAATAGCCCCGATCAAGTCATCTTCGTTTAGACTTTCCGTAGGTGCTTCGTAAATACCCGCATGAAGAATATACTTGCCGTTGGAATAAACGAGATGCCCATTCATTGAGGACAAGATCTTGTTGATATTTGTACGGTGTGAATCAGTCCCGAACAAAACACCGTTTACCGTGAAACGCTTTTGTGTCCCGTTAGGAACATCAACAGAAACATCACACCCATTCGCCGCAGTGACTATTGCTTCCCAATCAATTTTCGCCACTGCGATGCCCATACCAAAATCAGCATTGATCAGGTAATCAGCTAGACATAAGGCTGGGTTGGTTGAATAGGCTATATAGCTTGCATTGGTTACGTCTTGTCCATACGTCGCAACGCTTGCGAACTCTAATCTTGGGTCGTAGACAGCTTTACCTTTGACGATAGCTTTAATATCTGAAGGTGCGTACTTGTCCCAGACTTCTGCTGAATCCTCGTTCAGCTTCCATTTCATTGCTATGTAAGCAATGCCTTTACCCTGATGTTCTGTAGTGTAATCAGCAAACGCGCCAACCATCATAGAATCAGCAGCTTGTGTAGCCGTTCCTAAATGTTTGTTAATTATGCAAATAGTCGTGCTGTTCTTAGGGCCAAAAGTCCCTGCTGTGACGTTACCGCCAGCACTAGACCCACCGTTTATCTGAGAATCTTGTATCAGCTTATTGTCAAAGTAGATATCCGTGATATCTGTGACTTCATGACCCGCTAAGGCTATGACGTGATACAGATCTTCGTTGTTAGTTCCAGCCATTCCTATATAGGAAATAGGGCCACTAACAAGCGTCTCACCATAGATCGTTTTATAAGGTTCAGTAGTTGACTTTACTGTTCTTTGACGACTTGCATCGGTATCGACTTTAGGCATGTCGATCTCATACATAGCCGACAGAGCCTTATTCGCGACAAGTGTCGCCCCAGCTACAACCGCACCACCTAAAGCTATTGCTTGCCCTATCCCAAGGGAAGCAGCAGCACCAAGACCACCAATAGCGCCAGCAACCGCTATTCCAATCTTTTGTAGAGCTAATAAAAAAGGTGCTACTGGCCCCATAATTTCCAACCCATAACGATGAATTCTTTAGGCATTCTAGCCAGACCCTTTAATGTCAGGCATACCGCTTGATTGCCTAATTTAACGCCTAGAAGCTGTGTCTCAGGCAAGGTAATTAACACAGGGCTACCATCAGGGAGACTGTCAATCTCCTCTGTAGACTCGCCTAAGACCGTTGAAACAGTGTCTTCTAGGTCGCCGTTCGACCTGATTATCTGATACGCTTCGTCCTCTGAATTATAGTGGAAATCAGTCAAATAGTCTTTTCCGGTAAGCTCTTTAACGATAAATCCAGCAAACTGGCAGCAATCAGCATCCCCGTAGTCAAAATCTCTACGTTCCCATTTGTTTAATGCTTGTAAGACTTGCAGTTGCATTAATCCATTATTTTTGGGTTAGACCCGTCTTTAGGAATGATTGGCGCACCGCCGGTACCAGCAGTCCTAGCTCCCCAGTCGAACTTAGCACCTTGAACCTTGTGAATATGGCTAAAGAATAAATCGCCTGAGTATCTTTCTTGCTGCGCCGCGTTGGTGTACATCAAGTTCCGTGATACGTCGAATCGTGAAAGCTCAGACTCCGCGATTAACTGGATAGCATCGCCACCATCGGCTCCTAAACTGACGTTCATTTGATCCATGAAGCCAGCCCAAATCTGCGTAGGGTCAGCAATCAAAGCATCGTCAGCATCTAAGACTCCCATGTACACTGTGACTGGGTGCATGAAGTAATCTTCGGTCAGCGCTGCGCCTGATATCGTAGAATCAAGACCTGACAGCGTTAAGGTGATTGCATAAGGGCTAACGTCGATGCCTTCTTCGACTTGTGAAATAGACCCAAGGTCTCCAACACCTAACCAATCTTGGCTATCCCAAGTATACGTTCCCAATGAGTTGTGGACATATAAAGTACCAGAAGGAAACTCCAACTTAGCAAAGGTAACAATAGCAACATGCTGCTGGGCTAATGCCGTTGCTACGTTTGCCGGAAAACCCCTGCTCATGCTAGAACGTCCTCGACCGCCTCAATAGTGAATGATGAAACAATCCCTGGTTGGTTATCCCAAGCAGTAGATCCTGCGAGCATAAAGACGCCAAGAACAGGATATAGGAAATCAACCAAGTCATTATTATCAGTTGGCTTCCTGATCGGCGGCGCTATCGGTATCGCAACCGTACCCGTCCCCGTTGAATCCACGTCATCTGTGACCATGTGAAGCTCGTTGTTAAATGCGATGTAATCACCAGCACGAAGATAATTGGTCGTATTCAAAGAAGCGTTGTCCACGTTTAACGTCGATCCCGTCTGACCAGCACCCGCAACAAATAAATTATTAGCAGTCGCTGATCCCGTACCAGATCCCGCACCCGTTGCAGTGAACACGACCCCAACAGTGTTCGCTGACGCACCGATAGCCGTGAAATCAGTTGTTCCGACTGCCGTGATAACGTAAATCGTACCATTCACAAACGCACCCGCGTTGACCGTTACTGTCGCCGCTGCGCCTCTTTTAGTATATGAATGATCAGGCAAGAAGAACCTATGCTCTTGACCGTTTAACTTGGTCAAAAACGCTTGCATGATTGCCCTGTTGTTGCCGCTTAAATTATTAAACTGCAAAGATGCTTTCCAAAGCGAGCCTTTTCTAGCAACTGTTTGGACTGCGTTGGTCAGTGGGCTTTGAAACGTCCTTGTATTCGTTACCAGTTC